TGACAGTCACGCCAAAATCAGCGGTGTCCAGATAAATTGCACGATCAGCATCTGATTCAATCGCCATCGAGGATGTACCAGTAGCGCTCAGTTTCTTTGATTAGGTACTCATTCGTTACCTTGTTTCGACTCAAGCCAATCACATTTTCACCAGCGCTTCTGGCTGGATTTCCGGCAAAGATTTTTCCTGGGGTAATTCGGGCCTTAACTCCAACCACTGAGTTCATGCCGATCATGGAAAAGCTTCCAATCAGCGAATACTGGTGAACCGTTGCCCCAAGCCCAATCGTTGCGCCTTGCATGACGTAAGAATGCCCACCTAGCTGCACCGCATTGGCAAGCGTGACGTTTTCTTCAACCACTGAATCATGGCTGACGTGCGAGTAATTCATGAGGTAGCAGTCTTTGCCAACTCTGGTTTTGTTTTCGGTTCCGGCATGAATGGTTGCAAATTCTCGAATTGTTGTATTGTCACCGATTTCAACCCCACAAAGCTTTGGCCTTGTTCTATGCTGTGGGGTATCGCCAATGGAGACATGCCCATGAATCTTGACGTTGTCTCCAATCTCAACAGGCCCATAGATGATTGTGTAAGGCCCAATAAAGACGTTCTTGCCAAGGTGGACATTGTCTTCAATGGTTACGGTCTTATCGATGTTCACCAATGCCTCAGTAGATCACCGTGTACGTCTGGCGGTTTTGGATTTCCATGAAAGTAGACAATGGTGGCTTCTTCTCGTTTTTCTGGCTGTTTTAGCCAGTGACACTTGTAGGACTGAATCTGATCTGGAAATACTTCATTCAGTCGAGTTGCATCATTGGCAAGCAATCGCAAAAACTGCATTTCTGAGATTCTGCCGTTGTAGAGAATCCGGTCTTCATAATCCTCTTTCCTTTGCCACTCTGCCCAGATCCACTTGCAGAATTCTGGCGAATAGCTACCCACTCCGTTGCAAATCGTTTCTGGATAGTTTGGATCTGTAAGAAGTCCAACTCTGCCTCTCCAACTGAGGATTTCGTCTAAATCTTCCTGAATGATGGTGTCGAGTCCAAAAACAAAGCGTTGATTGTTTCCCAAGTCCGGCCTGAAGGTTTCCATGACATTGCCATAACCGGATTCATCCCCTTCAATTTGGACTTGATCAATGTCCTCTTCAAATTCGTAAAACTGATCAACCAAGCAGATGAACTGGTAATAGTCATGGCTTGTGTTTCTCTGGATTCCTCTGGCTAGCTTGTCCACCCATTTCGCAGAATATCCTGTTGAAAACTGTGGAAGTCCTTTGCCTTCCGGCTGAAAAAGAATGCAGACTACGTCAATCATTCTGTAGGGTTTTCTTAGTAGCTTTCCTTTTTACCAGCTTCGGTTGGCTTTCTGTGGTTAAGCCTACGGAGCGATCAACCAGCGGCTCTTTCTCATCATAGGGAATCGCCTTTCCAAGGCGCATGATTTCTCTGGCAGATTCAACCGTCAGGCTGACCACCTGTCCGGCTTTGACTACCATTCCATCTGCAACTGTGCTTCTGATGATTTGAACTTTCATTTTCTTGCCTTCAGTAATTCGTTCAGGTTCGAGTTGTAGGTTCTTACTCTTTCTGGACTCCGTAACTTGCTGATAATTTCCCCCCAGGCTGCTTTTCTTGGGTTGCGTTTGCCTTTAAAGCTTTTGTCATTTTCAGGCTTTGCGAATTGATGCCAGTAGTCCCTTCTGGTGTGTTCGTAACTATCCACCCCACAAAGAAAGATTTTCTGGTATCCCATAAAGTCTGCACACCAAAGAGCCTCTGGCCCACTGAGCTGCACCCAAGGGCAGATTCCGGCATAGATGTCTTTGCCGTGAAGCTTGGCAAACTGTGGGGAAACAATCGGGCATTGAACTCCAATCTCATCTCTCAAAAATTCGATCATGCTTGGATCGTGGGCGTAGCACCAAGCCAAGTCTGGAAGAAGCGCAGCGTGTTGATTTACACTAATCCAATGCGCTCCTTCCCATTCACTCTGGCGAACATCAGCAGGTGCAGAAGGGCTTCCGCAAATAACAAGAGCCGTCTGCCCTTTACACCAATCTTTCAGTTCATCCAGTTGAAGCATCGCTTAAACAGTCACATCCTGCGCTGCAGCAAATGATTCAGGTCTGGCAACGGCTACATCCATCATCTGATAGAAGTAGAGGTTTACCGTTGAGTTTCCGGCTGCACCATACGGATCAACCAGCACATCCAAGGCTCCAAAGAAGCCAAGGTATAGGTCTGTGAAGTTTCCGAATAACAAGGTGTAAGGAGAACTCGAAGGCATTTGAGTGGTCTGAACCAGCGGATAACCAAGCAGAGAATTGGTGTCCTGCATGATCATTCTGGAATCTGTTGAAGCAGCAACCAGAGTCTGCATCAGCTTGCCAACCACTCTTGGATGTGTCACCCAATAGAGGCTCCCTAGCAAAGCATTGTCTGCAGCCACTTCGCTCCAGATGTCGACTACGTTTCCATACGTCAAAGCAGCATTCCCAGAGGTTCCAGCGCTCTCAACATCACCAATTCCGGTAGTCTGCAGCACACCACTTGGCTCATTGGATCCGCCACCTTTCAGCGACACATTATCCAGCTTGGCTGCAAACAGTCGCACCATGTGGTTGCGAAGTGTGGTTTCCAGATTACCATTCAGCCCTTGGTGCAGAAGCTGGCGTGAAATCTGGATTTTGTTGGCTGCGGTTTTTGGAGTCATGGAAATCTGTCCAAAATCCGGCTCATTATTGGCAACTGATCCCGTTTCCGTCTGGAAGCTGACACTGGCATTGGCGCTGAACTTGGGGATTTTTACATCACCAACCAACCCTTCAAAGCGTGTCGCTCCAACCTGTCCCAGAATGGAGGTTGAAATCAGTGCATCAATAAAGCGATCTGTCAGCAGGTTTTCGGCAACAGTCAAATCACTGAAACCTGAACCACTGGAGCCTGTTACGGCTGATAAGGTTCTTTGATGACTGTAGCCATGATCTGGCACATAGAAACTTCGAGGTTGCTTGCCTGTTCTGCTGGCAATTTCATCTGAAATTTCTTTCTCAAAGCCTGCGGAACCCCAATTGTTTTCCGCTGCCGCTTGAATTGCTCGAATCAGAGAATAATTTTGCTTCTCTTTTTCAGTCAGCTTGGGCTGAACGCTGTGCGGATTGGTGCGGACTTCATCACCTAGTTCTTCTGCGAATTGCAGATAGCTCATCCCACTTCTAATCGCAGCTTCTGCGAAGTCATCCTTACCAAAACTCTTGGCTAAAGAACGAATGCGGCCTTGCTCGGCAATGACATTTCTCTTGATTGCGGCTTCATCAATCACTGGAACTGGTGGAGCCTCTGCAACAACCTGGGCTGTGCTTTGTGTTTTTTCCTGAACTTCCATTTTCTTTTCCTTTGTAGAAAGTGATCTACCAATCCCAACGCCTTTATCGGCTGGGACTGAAACAATTGAAACTTCCTGCGGATACCAAGCGTTTACTCGAAAGACTCCTCTACCATCGATTTCCTCGTCAGTGGGAATCATGCCTTTGACGCTATAGCCAACAGAAACATTGGTTCGGATGCCGTCTTGGACATCTTGGTAAACCTCATCCGCCAGTGCGCCTTTTCCAAAGCGGACTGTGGCCCTTGCGATTCCGGCAGAGCTGTCAAGGCTTACGTTCTCGACAACGCCAATCTGCTGGCGCATATCGTGATCTAACAAAAGCGGCATTCTGCCACTTCTGGCAAAACTCAAATCTATTTCGTCTTCAGAGTGGCCTAGCACTTCATAACCAAATTCACGCTCGACAGGTGACTGAGAGGCCCAAGCTAGGCGGACTCTTCGATCATCTTTTTCTTTATCGTATGACCAACCACGCTCAACCTCTCCTGTTCGGAAGCTGAGAGGTTCGGCTGTGCTGGCTTTTCGTTCTTCCGGTTCTTCTGCCACTTCTTCTGCTTTCATTTTGGCAAAGGCCACAATGTATTCATCCTCAGTTTCTTCAACGTCCAAAACGTGGCGAGTTTGTAAATCTTCTAATTCCATTTTTTTGCCCTTCTTGTTTGTGGCTTGGTTGACAACCTTTTCCGACCAAGACTTTCCAGCATCACCACCCCATAAAGCCCAAGCTATGCGTCCGTTGCTTGGGTATCCATCTTCTCCTGCGCTAAAGCCCTTGCCTTTCTTATCCACTTCATGGCGAGCGAAAAAAGACTTCATTCTCTTAACTGTGCTAAGACTCAGATTTTTGCCGTTTGAAATGTCTCTTGCTCTGGCAACTCCAACAGCGGTTCCGCCTCTGCCGTGTTCTCTGCGCCATGCAAGCCCCTTTTTGGCTTCTGCGATCATGCCACTGGTTGGCTTGTGTCCTTCACTCATCAGATTCTTCAGTTTCAGGATTTGGTGGCCTGCCTGGTTTTTTGTTACCAGCAGAAACTTGGTTACCTAAGTCCTCTTGATTGATATTGGTCAGATCCAAGAAGAAAGGCTGCTTTGGCCCCAATGGTGCGAAGTGTCCAACCGTCAAGCCGTAGCGCTCTGCCATCTCTAAATCCTGCTGGATCTGAGAAAAGACTTCTTCAGGATCACGCCCATATTGAAGCTGGACATCTGATAGGCTCATAAATCCAGACTGAACAGCATCCACTGCGGCATTAATCTCTTTAGCAGGATCAACCCAAGCGAAACCTCTCCCTCTGAATTCAGCAGACGGAATGAACTTCGCTTCTGCCTTATCCATGCTCCAATCGAATCTGCCACTGAGAACCTGCACTTTGTGCCATTCTCGGTGCACTGGTTTGGCGAGGTGCGTAATCAAGAAGTTTTGCAACATTCGGTAATGATCACGCTCAGAGATTGCGCCTTGGCGAATGCTCGAATAGTTGACATCTGTCAGATCATTGCTCAGCTCGGCATAGCTGATTCCCAAGCCGGAAGCGATAGAGCGCAACACAGAAGAATGAAAATCCTTGAAGGCTGTGGTTGGATGAGTTGGGTCCCATGCCTGGAAGTTCACTCCTGCTGGCAGTTGCTGAATCGAGCCAGGACTTGCGTCCATAATCGGTTGATAATCATCAATGGTGTCTTCCCCATCGAAGCCGTCACCTTCAGGACTTTGCAGAAAGCCCATTTTTGCTGCACCCAGTCTGGCGGCAACTACTTCAGCCTGCAGATAGCCTTGCAACTGGTGCATCGATTCCATCACGGCAGCAAAAGCCGGAACTCCTCTGGTTTGCTGGCTTCTTTCGGGCAAGTAAATGTGCAGCAAGTCTTCTGCTGGCACTCGAACCCTTCTCATGCCGTGGTGGTAGCCTCCGACTGTGCCATAATCCAGCGGATGATCTGGACCAACAAAGAGGTGATAGGCTACTGGCCTATGGAAGCGATTGAGTTCCACCCCCATGATGATCCGGTTACCATTGGCAAGTGTGGTGTCGTACTGCTCATCGAGGTAGTCGCCTTCTAAAACCTGAAGTCCAAAGCCAAAAGGCAAAGATTTGTCTCGGACTAGCTTGACTAGAACTTCACCGTCACGTTGTACGCTTTCGATCACCAACTGCTGAACATCTACCCATGAAAGCTTGCCGCTGACTTCACAGTTCCCCAATTGGCTCCACTCTTTCCAAGCTCGCTCAATTCGCGACTTTGAAAGGTAAGTCCTTCATGGCCTACAATCATGGTTCTGTAGACTTGCAACGCTCTTTTGGCATACGGATTATTTCGAGCCAACTGCCTTGAGCGATCACGCAACCTTCTGATGGCTGCTCTGATTTCAGTGTCTGCACTCGTTGCAGGCGACAGAAAATCAGAGAGCAGAGAACTGACTTGGTTGCCCAAATAGTTTCTTTTGTGCCTCTTGGGTGCAGATTCCTGCACTTTGGGCTTTTCTGTTCCAATCAAATCGGGAATCTCTCCCTTAAAAGGCCACATTTAGCCTAATCCTGAAAATCGGGTAGCGATTACGTCACCTGTGGGCTTGCCTGCATTTCTTCTGGCTCGCTTGATTTCTTTTCGCAGCTCAGACTTCCAATAATTCAGTTCTTCTCGCGTTTTCTTGATATCGGCAAAGATCATGTTCCGATCTGCAATCGCATACTGGCTTGCGTGTTTCTGGGCTAGTTCTTTGAGCGTTGCCTCCAAGTACACAACCATGTAGTCAGCAGTTGAGCGCGGATCTGCTGTCGAGGTGTCGAAATCTCCAACAATCTCCCAATAACCGTCAGAAACTAGGACTTTTTCACTATCAGAGGTGCGGATGATGTAGGCTTGCCAATGCCAACTCCCTAACGCATATCCGGCAGTTGTGGCAGAAGGGACTTCGATAAAATAGGTAGATTCGGCTTCAGTGGCACTAAAGCTGATTTCGGTAGCGCCACCGTGAGGCCGTGCGTTGTAGCTGAGAGAGTAAGAGCCAATAGGGTAAGGTGTCGCCAGATCGTCACGCCTCCATGTCCAGAAGGCTCCAGCGATTAAGGTTTCCGGCTCAGTTGTGGGGTAGTTGTTGCGGTCAAACTGATCAATTGCCATGCGCTATTGTTAGCGCAAAAGCAAAGTGCCGTGGGGAATTTTGGGAATTTTGGGAATTTTGGGAATTTAGCGATATTGCAAGTAGTCGCTGCGGCTTTCGATTCGCCACCTTCCTCCAACCCGATAGCTCGGCACTAGCCCACTCTCACAGTATCGGTAGGCTGTGCTTTTGCTGATGTCGAGTAAGGCTTGTAGTTCCTTTGGTGTGATATACGGCATTCTTGGTGGTCTTCTCATTTAAAATCCATTAATCCAAGAGCGTTTTGGCATACGAAGGCGGTTTCTTCGCATTGGTGGTTCATCCACTTCCGGTGCTGGAGGTGGAGGTTCTTCGATTTCGTTGATTTTATTCGTCAGCTTGTCCAGATTCTTGACGTTTAAAATGGCTAGTGCTGAAAGTGCGTAAACTCGACAGTCTAGCGCCTCATTTCTCTCTCTGGTTTTGATCCATTCGCGTTTTGCATAGCCTTTTGAGTGCTTCGTTGCCAATCTCTCGCTCAAGAGTTCCAGAAAGTAACTTCGATCACGGCTCATTGGGAAATGACAAAAGCCTGCGCCTTTTTCTTCAATGCGTAACTGAGCAAAAATCTGTTCTTTGGCGGAAAATGTGCCGATTGGGTAGAGTCTAACCTTGCCAATGTTGTTTCGGCTTGGCTTCCCTACAATTGGGCGGCCTTCCTGCCCCATGCCCTTAATGGCAAAGACTCTGCGGCCTTCTCTTGGGCGACAGAACGAATAAACCGATTGGGTATAATGTCCACCGGAATCAATACATGCTGCTGAAATCGCCAACTCTTTGCCGTTTTCGAGAGTATAGCCTTGGACTAGCACAGCATCCAGCCTTTCCCAAAGTTCTCGGCTGCTGGGATCACCGTAAATTGTGCCATATTCGAGTGACCAGTTTTCAGGACTTGCGCCACCTTTGCCCCAACCTACGATTTCGTAGCAAAGTCGATCATCCTGAACGTCAACGCCTGCGGTAATGATCCCAATTCCATTTGGTGCGGTTTTTTCGCCATCACTCCAGTTGGATTCTCTTCTGGCAAACAAGTATTCATAAGGGATTTCTTCCTGGCTGTTTGTCATGTCCCAAGATTCTGCTAAAAAGGTGTTGATAAAGCCTTGCAGAGTGTGAGCGGACTGTTTGGCAACCACAAATTCCTGTGCAGCCTCTGCAATCGTCTGCCAAGGCGAGTACAAACCAGAGAGGTGAAAGCCTGCCGTTCCCTTGAAATCTTTTTCGGCTCGCCACTCGCCAAAACGCAAAGCCTTGATTCTGTGTGCGTCTGTCCAAGGCTGATCGCAATGTTCACAGTGATATTTTGCATTTTCTGGCTCATTCTCAGGCCAGCGAACCTGCCGAAACGCTAACGTCTGGAATTCACCACAAGCATGACAAGGAATCCAGAACTGTCTTCTGTCGCTTCGTTTGTAAGCGGCCTCAATGCGTGATTGGTCTTTGATGGTTGGGCTGGATACCTGAAGAATTTTGCGATTCCAGAAGGTTGCACTTCGTCTGCGAGCCAGTGCCACCGGATCACCTTCAGAGCCTGCACTCACTGGGTATCTGTCCACCTCATCACACAAAACGATTCGAATTGGGCGAGAAGCCAGCGAGCTTGGGGAATTCGCACCACAAACGGTAAGGTGTCCGCCAGGAAAGGACTTGTGCAAAGTGGTGTTCCCAGAGTCTCGACTTCTGGGATCTGCTACCTTGCCTTGCAAAGTTGGGGTGTCGCGCAGCATTGGGGCAAGCCTGTCTTTACTCCAAGCCTGTGCCATTTCCAAAGTTGGCTGAACTACGAGAATTGGGCTTGGATCATGGGCCATGTGATAGCCGCAAATATTTAAACAGACTTCCGTTTTCCCAAGCTGACTTCCACACATGGCGACCACTTCAGAAACTGCCGGATCTGAGACGGCTTCCATGATTCCGATCAGATAGGGAGTTCTGTTATTTTGCCACTGTCCTGGTTCTGCTGACGCCTCTGGACTTAGTCGCCTTTCGGCTTCCGCCCACTGGCTGATGTTTAGTTTGGGAGGAGGCAGGAAGTGCTTTGCTGATAGCTTTCGCGCCTTCTGCTCTTTCTTCCAGGCGTTCTCTGTTGTCTGAAAGGATTCTTGCAAGTTCTCCAAGGGTTGCATGGACATTTTCTTCCAAGTTTGACTGACAAACCGCTTGATTGGTTTCCATTGCTAGAGTTGGAGCCAGCAAGGTTGGCAACGAAATCAGTTTGGCTTTAATTATCTCTGCAATGTTTTCAATTACCTTTGCGTGATCTTTTATTGCAATGGTTTCAAATTCGGCATTTGCCAATTCGATTTCAGCCAGCCTAGCTTCTGCCGCAATTTTTCGTGCTTTAGCGTCTTCAATATTTGGCGCAGTTGTCCCAATGCCATCAAGCCTGGCTTGTAAATACTGGATGTACGAAGTGACGCAACGGATTAGGGGATAACGTCCGCGCTCTGGCTTGGGGATGATCCCTTCTTTTGCCAATTGCTGAATTCTTCGATCAGTGACATTGCAGATTTTAGCAACCGCTGCCACTGGTGCGGTTTGTTCACTCAACCTTTCCTCTCTGCTTCTATTTCGGCAAAGGTTTTGCCGCTACTTTCCAGAATCGCTTCCTTGCCTGTGAATTGCTGCCAACGCTTGACGGCAACGTCAACATAAAGTGGGTCAAGTTCCATCCCAAAGTAAGATTTATTAAGTTTCTCACATGCAATCATTGTTGTGCCGCTCCCATTAAAAGGATCTGCAATGGTGCTGACGAAAGGAAGGTTTTGAATCAATGACTCAATTAAATCAACCGGCTTTTCTGTTGTATGAAGTTTGTTGCCAGTTCTTTGAGCTTGAAGCACATTGCCATGCCCCCCAAATGTTTTTTCAAATGGTGGTGTCTGTTTGCAACCCCACAAAATTAATTCATGTTGTGCTCTCCAGCCTCTTCCCATCCCTGGTGTTCCTTTGTCCCAAACTATCATTGAGCGCACCCCAAATCCTGATGACTCTGCTATATCAAAAAGGTAAGTCCACATTCGCCAATCAGTGAATGTGTAAAGAAACTTAGGAGATAACTGTCCGAAGCTGGTTTTTAGCAGAGCAATGTAGCCTCTAGTTGAAAGCGTATCGTTCGCAATCATTTTGTGCGCTGCATCGGTTCCAACTGAGCCAACAGATTTTCCAGACTCTTGAAATCCTCCGCTGCAATAAGGTGGGTCTGTGCAAACTAGATCAATCGTTGTGCCGTTTAGTAAATGCAGGACATGCTTGTCTTGTGTTGAGTCGCCACAACGCAATCGGTGCTTGCCTAGAATCCAAAGGTCGCCTTCTAGCGTGATGGCTTCTTCTTCGACTTCTGGCGTTTCGTCTTCATCGGTCAATCCGTCTTCAGTTCCTTCTGCAAGCAAAGCTTCAAGTTCGTCTTCACTGAATCCGGTCAGGTCTAGGCT